TATTACCAACATATTTTTATTTATATCTTATAAAGGAGAAGTTATGAATAATTATATAGTAATTATATCTGTAATAACAATAATAATCGTATTTATAATATTATATCTTAATGATTATATCAAGGACATTTATTTTGATAATAGTATATTAGATATTGGAGACACATATACAATATTATCAAAATCAAATTATGATATGTATAGATTTTTTGAGAAGTATGAGAATAATGAGGAAGTTGCAACAAGGGATGAATTAACTTTAAACGTGGAAGAAGAAAAATATAGGAGAAGAATATTAGATGTATATGAAAATATTAATGACCCGATAGGCGATGAATATTTACCATATACTGTGAAAAATTACAAAGATGACCCTGTTGCAATGTCAAATAATAATATTAATGAATACATTATAATAAATATTTATAAAAATATTCTGGATAGGCAACCAACCGACGCAGAATTAAAGAAGCACCTTCAAGATTTCTATGAGAATGATATGAACGAAGATATTTTAAAATTAAGAATATATAACTCGACGGAATATAAAATGATAACAAATATGCAAAGTAATGATATAAAACCTGAATTAATTGCAAATGTGTCAAAGGTGCAACTAAACGAAAGACTAAAGCAAATGTACAAAGCCCAGTATAATACAGAATTATCAAATGTCAAACTTATAGATATATTAATAAAATGTTATAAGCATTTGCAGTTTAACGATTATTTATTCAAAGCAATGTTGATGCATGATAAATACAAAGAATTTGAAAATAATGCAAGAAACGAATATATATTAAGTGATGAAAGGTTGCTTGATATATTTAATCAAAGTTTCCTATTATATGAATTAAGATTGATTGCTAATGAATTAAAACGTCAAGATATAATCAAGAGAAAAGCTTTGCTATTACCAGTATCATTAGACAACCAAAAGCATGGCGAATTAAATAGTTCGAACATGAATATTGATACAAGTAAATATATTTCTGATATAGTAAAAAATAGCGATAATATATTTAACATAAATATTATGTTAAACGACCAGAATGACAAACAAGGTATGCCATATGCTAAAAATATGCGAAGAAGGGTCCCGTGCAAGAGCCGTGTCGCTAATAATTCCAACTTGTTCTATGCTAATAATTCGAACGTGTCCTACTCTAATAATTCGAACGTGTCCTACTCTAATAATTCGAACGAGGCATTCACTAATAATTCGAATGTTGTGGCTGGTGCAACATCATCTAATGTTATAACTAATAATAATGCTGGAAATGCTGGAAATGCTGGAAATACGGGGAATGCTGGAAATGTTGATAATAACGAAGTATGTTATGAAGATGTACCATATGACAGTGGATATAACAATAATGGAGGTGGTTATGGAGGTGGTTATGGAGGTGGTTATGGAGGTCGTGGTGGACAATACAATGACTACGAATCGCAAAAACTTTCTAACCGTATATATAATCCAATAGATTATAAACAACATTACAGAGGTGATATGAGATATAGACCTAATGTGTGCTCATACGGTACTAAACAAATAGTTCAACCAATATTTTTAAATTCATCAACATTATTTCAAGGGACCGATTTAAAAGAGGCAGCAGAAAATACACAGGTAGGTAGTATAATGCCAAAGTTTGAATATTATGAATACGAAGACCCTCTATAGTTATGTAAATATATCATAAACATTCTCGATTTTTTTTAAGAACATTAATTTCAAATTAATAGGTATATTCTTATCATCTATGATGACATTTTTAATTGTTGAAGATTTCTCAATAATTATAGGTATTAGCTTTTTTAATTTTGTTTGAATTATATAATCGCGTATATTTCCAATATAATTATATAATATAAAATATATAACACATTTGTACAAACGCATATCATTATTCATTTTTATATTTAAATTATGAATATCATCATTGCATTTTATAAGAATATGCAGTGTGTCTAAAGGCATTAGTGTTTTATGTATTTTTATATTATATAAAATCTCGTATAATTTATTATATTCCTTGCATACAACATAATTTATAATATTATATAAATCATATAGGTTGATATTACAATATTCCCAATTCTCGTTAAAAATAACTTTGAATAATTTTAAACAAAACTTAACACGCCTGTTTTTAATATTTTTAGATTTTGTAAAAGCCGAAAGCAAATATATCTTGGCATGTTCATGTGTAATAACATTGTTTATTACATAATATGATAATATATTTGTTAATGCATATATTTGTTTAGTATTTAAATCATAATGGATATTATATAGTAATAAATCCTGTACATATGAAATAGTATTATCAAAAACGATATGATAATAAGATGTCTGATTATCAAAAGCCAGATATTTTATAAACTCTTTATTATGTTTTAGAATTGCATATTTATTTGCATAAATAGATTTATTGTGTAGTATAAAATCGCGTAATTTATTGATGTATAAGTTTGAGGAGATATATATAACAATATCCAAACAAAAATTATTGATATGCATAAATTGCAGATTATCTACAAAGTTTTAATGACAATAATATCATTTTTTTAAAAATAATATCTTAATATATATTAGGATATTTATAATACATGAGTGGTTATTCAGAACAACATCAACAACAGCAACAAATGCAACAAATTGCAGGAAATGTGAAAGTATATACTGGACCTAAACAAGGTAAGTTTATAATTAACAAACACGGAAAGAAGGTATATATAGATCGTAAAACCTTAAAGAACGACGTCCCTTATAATAAAAAGGTGAACAAGGCAAAAAAAGCAAAAAAGGCCAAGAAATAAACTAATTTTTATTAACTTCTTTTATAATATTAAGAAGATATTATTATTATGAGTAATGCTACTTCAGAGTTCAAAATCGACAAGATTATTAGGGAGATAGAAGTAAATAAATTAAAAAACGTATATAATGAATATAATGATGTAATCAATATAATTTCGAAGTTTATTATTAAAAAAAAACTAATATTATATGGAGGGTTTGTTATTAATGTTATTTTACCAAAACATTTAAGATTTTACAAAGATTATACAATTAATGATTTTGATTGTTTATCAAAGAACCCGCTAAACGATTCCATTGAACTTGCAAAAATAATTAAAGAAAAGGGGTATACTTATATTAAAATCAAAAAAGCTAAACATCCAGGTACTTACAGGGTGTATGTATATGGTAAGCAAATATTTGATATTAGTATTATAAAATCAAATATATATGAAAACTTATTAAAATATAGTAAAAAAGAAAAGAAAACTTTAAAATTTTACAAAGATAAATATAATATTATACCCTTGCCACTAATAAAGAAAAACCTATATTATGAGTTATCACGCCCTGAACAATCAGGATATAGATGGGAAAAGATATTTGAAAGATTAAATATATTAAATAAAATATATCCTACGAAATCAATAAATATTACTTATAAATGTATAAGTATCCCACCTATTTACAAAGTATTAACAGCAAATATTTTGAGTTATATTAAGGAAAACAAATACCCTATTATAGATAGTTTTGCTTTAAAAATATATAAAAAATTAACATTAAATTGCTGTGGTAGAATTAACGATTATTCAAAATATATAACAATATTATCTACAGATTATGAAAAAACTAAAAACAATATAAACAATATTATTAAAAATAGTGAATTAACCAAATATAAGGTTGATATTAATAATTATATCGATAAGGATAATACATTGTATACTTATTATGATGTTAATATAATAAATATGGAAGACAATACAATATTTAATTTAATAAATATCATAAATGTTAAAAACGAATGTTTTTCTATTAACAATCCGACAAAAAATAGTTATACAGTAGGTAGTTTAGATACTATATTGTATTTTCTATATATTACCTATGTATATAATACAATATATACAAGTGATAATGTAATTGCAAATGAAAAACTATACTATATAAATGAATATGAAAAATATATTAATGAAAATATAAAAAATAATATACTAAAACGGTTGAAGAGTAAATGTTATGGTAAAATTAATTACGATGACGAAATAAAAGAAATATGGAAAAAGAAACTTACTTTGAAATATATATCATAAATTAATTGTTCTTTTTATCTAAACAATTATAGATTTCACTATTAGTTGTTTGTGTATCCTCTACACTGGTTGCATACTCCACAGTAGTTGTATCCTCTACACTGGTTGCATACTCCACAGTAGTTGTATCCTCTACACTGGTTGTATCATCTACAGTGGTTGTATCCTCTACAGTGGTTGTATTCTCTACTGTGGTTGTATTCTCTACAGTGGTTGTATCATCTGCTGTTGTTGTATCATCTACAATGTTAGTATCCTCAACAGTAGTTGTAGTTGTATCCTCTACAGTATTGGCTTCATCAACGGTATCAGTATCATCCGATGAATCTACACATACTTCATTTGTTGCAATCTTGCCATCATTATATTCAACATTTATGTATCCTTCATCGTCTAAAACAATATCGTCTTTGCCATTTAATGAATATAGTAGTTGCATCATTCTATTTTGTTTAATTGTTTTCAAAGATATATTATTATTAAGAATATTTTTAAAAGATGTAATTGACAAAGATATAATTACGTCATCATAATATGGAACAACAGTATTAAAATAGATATAGAAATTTACAAGCGTATTATAATAAACAGCTCTAAAATTATTAAATATATTTAATTTCATTGTTTGATGATTTATTATATTTAATATATTAAATAGTTTTATTTTTATATATGTTATACCCTATTTTTAATAAGATAAGCACAAAAAGATAAATTAAAATCTGGTAATACAGTTGTATTAAATAAATTAAAATTTTTATCTCGTAACTCTATATTAAATCTTTTGAGATTTTGTTCTGGAGGGTTTAGTATATACACAGAAGGGTCTGTCCAATCAAATGACGATTGATTATATGATATATCTGAAAAATTATTACTTGAATATGGTATTATGTCAAAATAAGTTTTTGGGTCAAAAACTAAATTGCTTGTTTCAAATCCTTTCCTTATTTCATTATCCCAATAATTGCTGGTTGTTATAACAGTTTTTTTAATATAAGATATTGCTCTATCATAATCATTAATGCTTATATATATAGGGTCAAACCTATTATACGATAATGTAGAAATTATTGAAGCTGTTGATAATATAGATGCTTTGAGAATTTTAACATAAATTATATTTTTTAGTGGTTCTGGAAGATTTATATAGTAGCTCGAGACATTTGTATTTTCTTGTAAACAATTTGAACTATTTAAATTAATTACTATTTTG